TCGACAAAAAAATTCGAAAACTGCGGTCTGATTGGTTCAGAAAAATAAAATGACACTCAAAACATGGCAATTACAACTCTTAGAATCAATTGACGGCTGGGAGAAGTTCTGCTTAACTCAATCTGATATTGCTGACCAGAAGAAACAACAGTTTTTGGACATGGCTAAGAATGGCGAGCCAAGACCGGATCAAAGAAAGCATCCTTTTGGAAAATCTTTGACTCATTATACAAGTCAAAAAAGTAAAATATACGATCAAAACTTTGATGGGCAAATTCGCAATTTAAGACCTGATTGGTTTGTGTTTCGATCTGACATTGCCAATCAAAAAAAACAAAAAATTCTGGAGATGGCTAAAAACAACGAGCCAAGACCAGTTCAAAAGCTGCATGAATTGGGACTTGCCTTGAGTTCTTATTCAAGTCCAAGTTCTGGAAGTTATGATCCAATCTTCGACAAACAGATTCGCAAACTCAGGTTTGATTGGTTTGTATCAATGTCTGACACTGCGAATCAGAAGAAACAACAACTTCTGGAAATGGCACACAATGGCGAGCCAAGACCAAATCAAAAAACCAATCTTGGAATTGCTCTCAGCAACTACAAAAATCCGAATAATTCATGCTACGATCCAGAGTTTGTAGCAGAAATCATCAAGCTCAAATCTGATTGGTTTGTGTCATCGTGTGATAAAAACAAGAAACAACTTCTGGAAATGGCACAAAATGGTGAACCAAGACCAAATCAAAGAACTCATGAATTAGGACGGGTTTTGTGTTTCTACACAAATCAAAATAACCCATGCTACGATCCAGAGTTCTCGTCAGAGATTCTTAAAGTCAAACCTGATTGGTTTGTGTCTCAGTCCGACATTGCTGAGCAGAAGAAGAAACAATTATTTGAGGTGGCGAGAAACGGTGAGCCAAAACCAAAACATAGCACACATAAATTAGGACAGGTTTTATGTAGTTACATGAATCCAAATCATGGATCATACGACCCAGACTTCAACAAAGAAATTCGCAAGCTCAGACCTGATTGGTTTAGGAGTTGACACTCAATAATCTTTTGTTATGATGCGTAGTGGTTACTTAATTATCTGATTTGGAGAATGTAGCGATGAGTGACGAAGCAAAGGCGAAGAAGCAAAGGCGAAGAAGCAACAACTTATGGAAATGGCTCGTAATGGCGAACCACGACCACGACCACGACTAGGATCATATGACCCAGATTTCGACAAAGAAATTCGAGAACTGCGACCTGATTGGTTTACAAAAAACAACTGATTAGCTGAATATAAAACCCGTAGTCGGAAACGACTACGGGTTTTTCTTTTTTCAAATTTTTGAAAACTTTTTTGACCCGTACTCTCCCCAGTTTCCCACTTTCCAAGTAAGCTATCAGATTTGAAAAATTAGGCAATGCAGAAAACTTATCATAAGTAACAGTTTGGAAAAATTTATATATTAAACAACCAACGCTTCTTGCCACAATCCCAAATTCTTGCCAATCCTCTTGCATGTGCCCAATCATATTCTGTCATGCCTTCTGGACAATTCACAACGCCTTTCTTTTGACTTTGCTTGCTGATGCGTTCATTAGGTTTCTTAATGTCAACATAACTGTAGTCTGGATTGTAATCCTTGACCATTTCAAAGTTTAATGCAAGGTAAACTTTGCCAAGACTCCAGCGATTGTCGCTAAAACTGATTATTTCTGTATGACCTCTGTCTTTTGCCCAAGAGACACATTTTGAAAACAACTTGCTTGCACCACCAGTAATCTGAAATCCATGTTTGAAGCAAAGTCTGTCTAACACAAGAGCATTGACTTGACGATTGTGACGACCAAGAGACATGACTCCAATAAGCTCTGAATCATGAAATAAACCAAAGAAAACAACTCCAAGATTATTCTTTCCTTGAATGTGATAATCGCTAAAAAACCTTCTCCCAACTTCTTTGTCAATTTCTTCAACAATACATTTTCTTGCATAAAGTCGTGTGTCATTGATTCCTAAAATTGATTTTATATGTCCTTTACATTGCAATTCTCTTTTCTCCCATTCATCTGAGAATATTGTTAAAAGTTGAACGCCTTGTTCTAAACATTTTTTGTATTTGTTATGATGATATTTATTGTTTCGTGATGCAGATGAAAATTCATGGTGCCAGTGTAAACCACAATACTCTATTCCTAATTTTCGATCATCATCATAAATGTCAATTTCAAAACCGGGTATTAATTTCCTTGTCGAACTGAAATTGAATCCAAAAGAGTTTAACCATTCTTCAATGCTCTTTTGTGTTTTTCCATAATTATTGGCTGGGAATTTTCCAAAATTTGCAACACAAGTATCCATTGCTTTTTTTCTTAACTCTGGATCTTGTAGAGCATGTGACACTCCGTAAATTGACATTAGCGTTTGTTCTTGTTTGTTTTTAATATCCTTGTTCTGAGTTGGATTTGATGCACCGTACTTGTCTTGTATAATTTTCTTTATTTTGTCTTTAATATCAGAGTTTTGAAAAACATTATCAGTTCCATAACGCTCCCGACATGTTTTATTTTGTTTTTCTTTAATACGAGCATTTTGCATAGGATTTTCAACGCCGAAGGCTTCCAGATTAGTCTTGGCTATCTTATCTTTTATTTCTTTATTTTGGAAAGCATTGTCAGTGCCAAATACCAATTTATTGGTTTTTACTCGTTTCTTTTGTATACATTTTTTATCACTACAACTGTCTGATTTTATATGTTGCCATGATCTTAAAATATTGTTTTTGAGTCTATCGAAAACATTACCACAATAATCACACTGACAAACAATCTTTGCTTTCTTAGAAGCTTCTTCAAACTGTTTGCCAAGTTTTTCAAATGTTTCTTTTTCTAATATCATGATATTTCCTTTATAAATGTAACTGATTTTAGCCATAATTTTAATTCTGACATAAAGTCTTCATCAAGTTTATCCATCTTCATTACATTTATCCAAAGATGAACAAATCGTAAATTAACAATATCATGAGTGCCACCTTTGGATAAAGGAATAATATGATCAAGTGAAGCTGTGTCGCCAAGTATCAATGGATTGTTTGTAACAGCACACAATCCATGTTGAGATTCGAAAAGATCACATAATTCTTGATGGCGATTTCTCGAACCAAAATGATTTGCTGATAAATTTTTGAAGAAACAAATTCTACAAGAATTAACAGATTCCAATGATTGGCTTTTCCCACAATAAACACAAATTCCATTAGTTTTACGTTCGATGTATTCTTGCCTTTGTTGTTCTTTTTGTTTTGAAAAACATTCAGCACATAATCGTTTTAATGATTGGTCTCGTTCCTTTCCACAGGCAGTACACAAACCTTGTTGGATTCTAGTATCAGTTACCTTTTTTGACTTTTTTCTATTGTTCAACATATGTTTTTCACAATAGACATGATTTTCTACGACTTTACTAAGGCATCTTCTACATGTGCTTTTTTCATCTCTCTTTTGATGAAATTTTATTTCATATTCTTTTATCTTATTAACACAAATTTCACATGTTTGTCTTCCTGCATGAAATGTTCTTAAACCACATCTGAAACACAATCCTTGTGACAAACGTTTTTCTTTTGTTGCTTTAGAAACTCCCATTTGATTATTCCTTAAAAAATAGTTTCATATAGAGTATAATAGTTTCATATGGAGTAAATTTCAATAAAAAAATTTCATATTGTTGAATTTTTAATGAAAAGATTTTCATTAAAAATTGTTTCATAATATTGCAAAACATTGAGGTTTCATATGGTGTAAATTTAAATAAAAAAAGCCATGTTAGCTTTCACTAACATGGCTTTAAGTGCTTTGTTTTCAACAACTTATGTCTAAATTATGAAATTAGCAATCGACATTCTTGCGTAAAATTTAGCTCCCTCACGCAGCAACTTTTTCCCATACCGAGTTAAAATTCCTTTTCTTGGACAGAATGATTCTGGGTCAAGAACAACTGGCGTTTGAGTGAGTGGTACGTATGGGCAATAAAAATAGCCACTGTCCATGTAAGAGTCACCCTTATACCCCATCAGGATCTGGCCCTGTGGGAAGAGTGGATCTTTGTACAGTCTCCAACGATTATTAATAGTACCTACGTACTGAATACCCAAGCTACTTGTGAAGGTTTCTGAAGGTGCCGGTGCGAATCCTGCTGTTGCAGTTTCGAACACAGACGCAACTTCAGGAGAAGTGACAAGCCAGTTACATCCGCCACGGAGGGTCTTACGATGAACGACGTTAGAAACTTCAACAACCTTAACATACAGAGACTCGTACTTCTCTTTGATAGTATCCCCTAGTGCTGTGTTGAAGTCCCACACTGCGATAGTACCTGCGTTGTTACGAAGGTCTGTCAACACTTCACGATCGATTTCGAGGTTAATTTCCTGAGCAAGAACTGCTGTGAGTTCAGCTTCGGCATCAAGGTTGTGTTGTGATCGAAGATCTTGTTGAGCTTCGTATGACCAAACAGCCTTTAGCTTACGTGTCTTAGCGGCAATTTCTTCCGATTCGACAACGAGGTTAACTTCTGGAAGATCTTGGTTACATTCCATGTTGTATTCGTAAGAAGTTACAATACGGTTTGCACCCGGATCATTATTCCATGACATTGTCATTTCGCCAGTCACTAGATCAAGAGTTCCACCAGTAGCCTTGTTGGCTGGTGCTCCAATATCTGTGAAGGTGAATGTTCCGCTTTCTGCAACGACGAAAGTCTGAACGGCAACAGAGCCATCATAGATAGTTCCTGTCATTGTTCCGGCGAGAACTGGAGTGTGTTCCAGAGGAGCATAGATTGAGTTGGTGTCTCCACCAGCGTCAGTGCTAGATGTTTCGTTCTGGATGAACTGGTGTGTGTAGAAGATATCAAGGTTGCCATCACCAGAGGCCAACTGCTGCAACGATGTTGCGTCGTCAGATGGATAGCCGCTGTTCAGATCGGCTCCTCTCATTGCTCCCTTGTTGCTGCTATATCGGAATCTCAGGTAGTACACCAAACCTGTTGGACCGAGCAGAGGCTGAACGCTAACAACTTTGTTGGCGATCAACTGTGGATAAATACGACGAACAAGTGGAATTGAGATTCTCTTGAACTGAGCGATGTCACCGGTATCGGTCATAGCTTCGTTCATAAGTCTCTGATTTTCCAGAAGTACAGAGGCCGTGGCTCTTTCATAGCGGTTGCTGATGCCATCAAGCATCGACTTACCGTTTCTCAAAGGCTTTGACCATCTGGCTTCAATTTCTCTTGCTTCGTTTAGATAACGTGCATTAAAAGACATTGTTTTCCCTCTTTTTTCTTAAGCTAAAAGCTTATGTTAAATTATCTGGACTCTTGTAGTCCAGAAAGTACCAGAAGATCGGTTAGGGGATCAGAGCCTTCCATCAGGTACTGATCTTTGCCTTCCGAATTTGGTGCGGCGTATTCAGACATGATCTGATCGGCACCAACTCTATTGCCACGCCCACTTGCATTCTTTACTTTGCTTGCTCTTTCTTTTCTTTCTACTTTAGCTGCTTCTGTCAGCAAGCCATTAGCTTCACGAACTTGCTCATTGAGCTTGTTATTGTGAGCCGACAGTCTGACATTCTTGGCTTCAACAATTCGGATTTGTCCTTTGATGAATTCCAATTGCTTATGTGTTTCTTCGATCTTGGCAGAAGAGACTCCTCCGAGATCGTCATTATCAATATAGTCTGAAAGCATTTCTGCCATCTTGGAGACAACAACTCTATGTTCTGCGATGCGTGGATCGCTAAGAACATCACGTTTAGCGTGTTCGTAGATTTCTTCTTCTTGGAGACCAAGGAACTGATCGACTTTTTCAACCATGAATTCCTTCATCTCATGCAGCTTCTTGTCGAACTCTTCGTAGAGTTCTACTTCGATGCCGCCATTCTTGCCTTTTTCTCCCTGAAGTTCTTGGTAGGCTTCTTCGAAACCTTCTTCAAGAGCGGTTTCGAATTCTGAACGCTGTTCGTCAAGTCGTGTCATCAATGAGCCAATAATTTCATAGGCTTGTTGATAACCTTGTTCGGCTACGATTTCTGTACGAGATTTTTCATCTGAGATTTGAGAGTAAGCTTCTTCAAGCTTGCTCTGGAACTCTGATTCCAGTCCCTTATATTGTTCAGCCATCATATCTTCCACGGCTTTGCGAACCTCGTTCACATGCTCAGCCGGGAGGATCTTCTTCAGTGCTTCTGTGATCTTGTCCATTAGTTTAACCTCGACTTAATTTTATCTGCTTGAGATTTCACAAAGCCGCCTAAACAAGCGATCAATGCTTCTTTGTTAACGGTATCTATGCTGCTGGTCTCATTTTTGTTAACTGTTTTAGCAACTTCTTTGCGAAGTGATTCTTCACGAGAATGAATCACACTTTCTTTCTTACTTGTTACTTTTTCTTGGAATGCTGAGAAAGTGCTAGGATCAGCAACTGCATCAAAGGTAATAAGTTTATAACTTTCACCAATAACTAAAATGCCATCTTCATTAACTTTCCCATTGCCCACCCCTCGTGAGCTAATTCCGACTTTCACCCCATCTTCAATTAAAGCTTTTAGAACTTTACCGTGAGGTGTGTTAAGAATTTCTCCTTCGCCCATTAAGATGTTGCCTTCCCACCATAGTTTAGTAACAATGTGAGATGCGTTAGCGAAGTGTATAATACTATCAGTAGGATGATCTAGTTCTCCGATAAGTCTGCGATCAGAAATAGCTTCTTGCAGACGACTCAGATTTTCATCAAGAACATCATACGGATACATTCTTTTATTTTTGTTGATCGCCTCTGCTTCTTGGAACTTACCTCTAAACTTCACGAGACCCTTACTTGATGTAGTGCCTTCGTGAAGTTTAAATTCGAAGCCGGAGTGCGTACAACAATCGACTAATAACATTTCATCCATGGCTACACTCCTTAATGATTTATCTGTCTACAACGAGATCTGTTTCTTTACCATTTTTCATTTTGTAGCCCTTACCGCCAGTGCCTACAACTTCTTTCGGAACGTATGGGTTCTTCAATTCTGGCCATGTGTCACCGGACTGCCATGTGGCTCCGTGTTGACCTGTGGCACCTTTATCAATTCCCTTTTCGCCCTTCATTGTGTAATCACCGAATGGTTTTGGAACATACGGGTTCTTAAGTTTAGGGAAGACATCGCCTCCGCCTTCTTGACCCCAACTGTCATTTCTCATCTTCTTGGAGTGTTTTCCGCCCTTATAAGACATATCATCTTGTCCTATGGAAGGAGCCTCATCGCCCCAATCTCCTTCGTACTTGCCGGGAACTGCACCAACTTTTGCTTTCTTAGCCATATCTGGGTGATCGCCATTGATGGTCATGTGTGGTTTATTTGACACACTCCATGTATTGCTGCTACCTTCGACATTAGCTTCGATTAAACGCATAAGCCAAGTTGCACTTTCTTCGATTGTCTGAACATCTGGACGAACTTCTCCATTAAGAACGGACGCCAAATCATTCAACTGTTGTCCTGTTTGGTGTTGGAGAGCCGTGTCGCCACGTCTATCAGCTTGTTTCCAAACGTTTTCGAGAACTTCATATAGATCGGTGTAAGCCTTACGTTCCAATCCGAATTGTTCATCGAGAGATGGGAAGAATGTTTCTACAACTGTCTGGAAGTGAGCGTATGGATCATTTCCTTCAGCTACTTGTGGAGCAGAAGCCAGATGTAGAATTTGGTTAACTCGTTCGGTGTAAGAAGAGTGAGCACGACGAAGGATTCCTTCAGCCATGAATTCACATGTTTCGTCATCGTAATTGGCAACGCCAACATGAGATAAAGCTTCACCGATAATTCCAGAGAGTTCACTCTGTGTGACCATGAGAACCTGTGGGTACTTCTGAACAATAATGTCCAGTGCTTCTTCGAGACCTTGCTGATCTGAGAAAGCGTTTTGACGCTTCAGATTTGCAATTGCCTTGCAGAAGGCTTGTTCTTTTACGAGTTCCGTAACTTTCTTTCGAACGTCATGGTTGTCGGAATTTGTAACTGTGTAGCCGAGTTTCTTAATTCGGCCATCATTACGTGCTTCGCATGTTGGAATGCGGATATCTGTGATATTCCCTTTTTCATCTCGCTTGGAGATTGACTCATTAAGAGCCGGTCCATGCTTCATGAATTGAACATAATCAAGGACATTTTTAGCAACGCTATATGCTTTTTGAACTTCTCTTCCAGAAGTTTCTACAGCTTCGCTGAGAACAGCATAGCGATGTGATTCTTGAAGATTTTTCTTGTGTTTCTTGCTGATCTTGCTTTCATTTTTGTTCCACTGAACCATGCTGAGATAGCTTTCAAACAATCCTTTGGCTTTTGCGTGTTCAGATGAAAGCACGTTGTCAATCATTTGTGAGAGGAGACCTCTCATCTTGTCTTTACGAGTCGTCTCGTCAATTACAAGTTCTTCAATATTATTGAAGGTGACATGACCGTTATCAATCTGATAACCAGCGTGTACATAGGTGTTGTCAAGTGTTTCATAAACCACTGTGGCTTCTGTGAAACAATGAAGTGACATTGGACCCTTGTTCAACGCTCTTGAAAGTACATTTGCAGCTTCGACTAATTCACGCTCAGCCGTAGTTGCGGATTCTTTGATAATGCTGTCAAAGGCATCTTGCTTAATGAGTTTACGTCTCATAATTTTTTTCACTCCTCGACTTCTTAAGTTACTGGCATCCAAAGCACTACAGCTTTGATTTCTTTCCGTTATATATTAAGACAAAGGTCGTTTTAGGTAAGAAGTCAATAAATAGATGGTGCCTATTATAACTAAGTATGCACGATGCCATCATTTTTGATAATTAAGGAGCCAGAATGTTGATGTTTAAAGAGTGGATGAGGAGAAAAAATCTGAAAGAAGGACTAGGAGATTCAGGAGAACCAGTTGATGGTTTTAAACTTAATGGCGATGATAATGATTCTGCTCAAGACCATGAACATCTTCAAAAAGAATTATTCAAAGCCATTATGAATAAATATCCAGATGAAATGATGCAATTTGTAAATGGAATTGCTCAAAGAGGCGATGAAGAAGTGGCTTCAATTCTTAGTAAATTAAGAAGAGAAAAGAAGCCTCAATTTAGCGAACCACGCCACCCAACAGATGGGCATGAAGTGGTGCCATCAAATGCTGACGGAGGGTATAACAATGAATTTGGCGGAGACGCATGATGAATCTAAGTCTAAAATCAATGGAAGTTTATGAATGTGATTTTACAAAGATCAGGCTTGGTAGCCATCATGATGGCGGTTATGTCATTTATGAAATTGGCGATTATGATGCTTTGTTATCATGTGGCATTGGCTGGTCGATTGAGTTTGAATTAGACTTTATTAAAAGATACAAAACACATTGTATAGCATTTGACAACACAGCAGACAATCACACAGTAGACACATTATCAGAACTAGGAATAGAGTGGCACAAGAAATTTGTCGTTAGAAAAAACACAGATTCAGAAACCAATCTACATGAATATTTATCGAAATATAAAAATGTTTTTTTGAAAATGGACATAGAAGAATCTGAATACAGTTTTTTTGAAAGTCTCAACACAGAATTGCTTAATAATATAAAACAAATGGTTGTTGAGTTTCACTATCCATATTCCAGCGACAGGATAAAAGTGTTTGAAAAAATAAAACAAACACACAAAATATTTCATGTTCATGCAAACAATTGGGCTGGTTTCATTGAAGTGAACGGCGTTAAAATGCCGCAGGTCATTGAAGCAACATTCATTAGAAATTCAGAGGAATTGTTTGCCAGATATAACACAATAACATTTCCAACTTCTCTTGATTCTCCCAATAATTCAGACACGCCAGATATAGAATTGAAAAAATATCCTTTTGTTCAAAGAATCAAATTATGTTAAGTGTTGTTGTGCCTATTGGTGGAAATTGCCTATATTTCGTGCATACAATTCTCGGCAACATATCAGACACATGCGGACTTAGCTTCAATGATTTTGATATGGTATTCTTGACTGGCAGCAAGATCAATGAGCAATTAGAACTGGGATTTGAAGAAGCTTCAAAAAATTTCAAATTTCGAGTTATCAGAGCACCATTTGAAAGCGACATATTGCTTGAATTGCTTGATTGGGCTTTTGTAAATGGCAATCTTAGTGATTGGGTTTTTATTCAACACATGGACACATTCTGGATTCCAGAATGTTTACCTTGGCTCACAATCACCAAATCAATCATAAATGGCAATCCAGATTTAATTGCCATTGGTTCTTTCGACGATCACAAAGCTTTATTGGACGGACAAACATTTACTCAATTTTATGATTATTGTTCTGCATTCAACAGACAAAAGTTTGTTGACAGCAATTTGTCATTTATGTGGGGTTCATTAGGTGAATTGAATTTGTCTCCACAAGTCAGGGAGTGTTTGGAAAACGGAAGATTTTCAGAACATAATTACAATAAGATAAAATGGTTAGATGGAAGCGTGGCACTTGGAATGGAAATAGCTATGAGGTTTCCAAAGAGCGCTGTGTCAAAATACAATTACAACAGATTGCATGTGCATCCTTGGGCTATTATCAGACCTTGGTTTAACATTAAAAGACAAAAAAACAAATTGCTGATTTGTTCGCATACCAGACAGGATTTCTATGCTGACTCAGAAAGATATTCAAAAATTTCTTACATATCATCTTTTCATTTTGACTCAACAATTCCAAATCAGAACATATTTCCTTGGAAATTGTTTAATGAATTGTGTCCTCAATATGATTTGAAATATGTAAGAAATGATCCTTTGATAAAGATTATGTCGAAGTATTATATGCCAGACAATATTGTTGGTGCTGAAAAATCAATGGGCATCAGCAGGGTCGTTTTCATAGGCGACCCTGCTGAAAAAATCAAAATCTTTTCATAGTCTAAAGCTTCAGATGTAATTGATGGTTCATTCATATAACTTAAAACTTCGGCGGAATTTTATAGAACAATTTTCATAATTGTCATCAATTGAAAAATTGTGCTCCGAACAAAACTCATGCACTGCTTTGTTCACTCCATTGACCCAATAGTCATCCACTACAATGACTCCTCCTGCAACCATTCTCGGCAAGAAAAAATTCAACGAGTTAATTGTTGATTGGTACAGATCAACATCCAAATGAACGAAGAAGAATTTTTTCTCATACATCTCTTGATGAATGTTCAAATCTGGGAAAAATCCCTTGATCAATTTTATGTTCGGTCGTGACGACAAATATTTCTTGACATCTTCGTATGATGTTTCAAAATCCTTGTGTTTGAATCCATCTGTATCTTCTTGTGTCGGATTGGGCAGTCCATTAAAACCATCACAAGAAAACAATGTACAATCAGGTCTCAAAAGAGACAAAATATAGCTGGTGCCGCCGTTATAGACGCCGATCTCTGCAAAACATCCATTCATTTTGTTAGTTTTGCCAATGCTTTTGGCAAGCAACAAAAGTTTTTTGTGACCAATTAACATGTTTCCAATGTTTTCGCCCATAATCTCTCTGTAGTGCGTCAGTCAAAGTACAATATGTCGGAATCGAACCGACGACTACACGTTGGAAGCGTGTTGTGTCTTTATTTAGAATGTTCTACGAATTTTCCCAAGGAGCAAGATCTTTTGAACCAATATTCATGAATGACGTTTAGACTTTTACGATTCGCTCCGATCAATTTCTTCTTCATCGATTTCGGAATCGAAATTTTGAATGTCGAGGTTGAATTTTTTGATATCTTCATGATCTGGTGTTGGAATAGGATTTCCTGATCCTGATATTGGCGGAGTGTCTTGAGATGGCATTTCCATGTCTTCTCCTCCATCATCCATAAATTTCTTCATTCCTGCTGGTGGAGCACCGGGTGCTGGTGGTTGTCCTCCAGCATCTTGGCCAAGCATTGGATTTGGTCCACCCGGTTCTGTTCCGATTTCTTTATCATCTGGACCCGGCAAACCAACGCCTAACAATGTTGGATTCTGAGCAATAATTTGCAATTTGAGATCATCCAATTTCTGTATTTTAAGTCTAGCCAACATTTTAGACACTTCCTCTTCTGGATATTTTAAAAACTTGGTGAGGATGTCAAAATCACTCATTAGTTGCGATCCTTTTAAGTTTGAGGCATTACCGAGACGATTGGTAAGAACTTCTGCTCTTGTTAGTTCTCTCCAATCACTAGGTGCTGTCATTTTTACAGCAAGATCTTCATATGCCTCTTCTGGATATCCAAGAAGCTTCAAATGACGATCACAAATTTCCCAGAATGCGTCTTCGATGTGACTTTGGAATCTTTCAATCATGCGAGCAAATTTAACATCTTGAGCAGATAAAGAGATTCTTGTACTTTGAGCATCTTCATTGTTGAAGTAATTCTTTGGGAAATTCAATGCTGTAAACAATTTATTCCTGAAGTAAACTGTGTCATCAATTTCTCCGAGATTTTGAGCACCGGGCAATGTTTCAACACGAGTATTTGCATTGGCACGAATTGGAATCCAATAATCCTCATCCGCAGCCGGTGCGTGCCATCTTTCTTCAACAGAAGATGCTCCCGGTCCACCACGATTACTTGCAACTTTTTTCTTTTTGAACTGATCTTTCATTCTATCAATAAAGGCTTCAGCTTTGTAAGGCGGAAGATTTTGCACATCGATATAGAACACACGTCTTTCTGGTGCTCTTGTCAATCTGTAGACCACCATAGCGTCTTCCATTAATCTTAATTGGTGTGCAGGTCCACGTGCGGCTTCAATTAATGACACGCCATAAGGGTAGAATGTCTTGCGATCATCGCCTATTTTAATGTGAATGATTTGTTCTGGAGCGAATCTAACGGCTGCGGCTTGTTGTAAATCGGCATCTGTTGCTTGAGTGATTTCAACTTTAGCCAAACTTTCATAATCAGGACCTTCTTTGCTCTGCTGGAACTCAATAAGTTTGCCTTTTGTTGATTCGATTCGATACATGCTATCGGCTGGCAACGGAACCAAATTTAACACACCGTCTTTTGGATTTTCTGGATCAATTACGATTTCCCAAAAGAAATCACCCATGATGAACAATTGCTTTGCTGCATTCCAAATTTTCTTCTGATCGAAATTTAGCATTTTGCGATGAAATAGTAGGTATTCAAGTTCATCTTTGATTTCTTGACTGGCACACTCGACAGCCATGACTCTTCCTTCATCGTCTTTTTGACAATTATGTGCAACGCCCCAGTTGGTGCAGAAGTTCTTATGTTTTTCAACAGATATATCATATACATCAATTTCTTTGTGCTGTTGAACACCAATAACTCTACGACGATCAGATTTTTTTCCAAGCCACTTAATTTCTCGATTTGAGAATCCAGCACGTTCGATTCTGTTTCTTATAGTCTCAAAGTCATTTCCTGTAAGTTGCGTAATTTTTCGTACAGATAATCCTTCAGAAATCATACGGCAATAACTATTGACGATCTCTAAGTCTTCTTTTTGTCTTCCCGTGCTCCACTCATCTACAAATTGTCTTTCGTGAATCCAACCTTTGTCGTGTGTCCATATTCTAGGAAATTGATTTGTCTTTTGATTTGTGAATTCTTGACGAGCAGCTAGTCTGTAGAATGGCATCAATTCTGATCCATACTCTAATTTTCCTGCATCTAACCAAGATCCGTCTATCAACATAATCAAATGGTCTGGAGTGCAAATAAAGTAATTGCCATCATCCAGCATAATTCTAATTGTATTGGCACGTTTTGTTTTCCTTGGATTGTATGCCCATCCAAGCGTATAATCTTTCTTGTTTGAATCGTAACAGTAAACTAAGAATCTTTCATCTTTAAGGTTCTCAGCAAGCCACTTAAGGGTAACTGTTCCATAAGATGGAGTTTCAACTTTTGTTTCGCCAGCAAAGCAGGCTTCGTCTGCAAAAACAGTCATAGCCATTTCTATTTCTGCCATATTTCTAAGTCGTTCATATTCTTTATATCTATGAATGCGATTTGTTACAGTCGAAAGATCTACAAAATCGTTTGTATCTCGCAAGCGAACTGATCCTCGACCACTACCGCCTGAAAACCCGTCCTGTCCGCCACGAATATCTGGTATAGCATCAGGTTGTGAAGTACCAGCACCACCCATATCTCTTCGACTTCGCTTTGTAAGCGGATCTTCAGTGAATGCGTAAGTGAATATTTTGAAAAAGTCCCACCAAGCGGCCATATTTTCTCCCTATAAACCCTAAGAACTACTTGTTACCTACTTTAGTTATTAGGGCGACGTCAATTTTGAGCGAGTCACACTCGTATTACAGTAAGGAGAATCAATGAATTTTTGGATTATAAGAAATCATAAGAGACAAAATGACATCATAATCTATTATTTGATGTCTTATTCCCCGATAATTAGCATCGGTCTTAATTTATATTTAAGATTTAATCATACAATTGAAGTTATTTGTAATGGAAGCCATTTTTTAATTGTCCGTAATGACAAACAATGGCATATCAGACTGGCAAACAATTCTGTTCATGTTTTGGGAAAATTTGGATCTGACAACTTTTGGAAAGATTTAGATTCAGTAGTTTACAGCTTAATGACAATTAAAAAATCGAAGGATGAATGAAAAAAACATTGTTCCTTATGACTCATCCCGGATCTGGATGGCAAAATTTAGTCAATATATTGAATTCAGACCCAAGAATAGAGATTTCAATGACAGGGCTAGAATATCATCATCCTGATGATATTGATTACTTAACCAGACAGCCTCACAAAAGTTCTAATTCGGTTGCTATCTGGGGCGATGTTCTTTTACATAATCAAAACTTTACCTGTCAATCACTTTTCAATCACAGCTACTTTATATTTTTGCAGTCTGAATTTGATGTAAATCATCCAGACTGGAAATCATATACAGATGCCTTTTCTTATTACCGATTGCGACTGTCTGGAATGAATCAATATTTTCGCAGAGCATCTAAAACAATGTGGAATCCTGTTGTTGAAGAAATTGCTGCACTTTTGAATTGACTCTAAAAAGGGACAATAATTACCTGTTGAATTTCATTATGCTAAATTTTTATTTTTTTCTTAGTTCCATTTTTAGATGAGAACACAACATAATCAGCAGTGAATTCTTTGCCTTTCCATTGATTAATTCCATGATAATTCCATCCCTTACCTTTTTTTACATAGGCAAGAGTGATATGCGGTTTGTATTCTTTATATTTGTTCGTGAATTCAATATTGTCTGTGAGTTTGTTGTTTAGTGACTTGAGTTCATCGCTGATAACTTTAATGACTACAACATCAAATTTCTCTGGATTTGTAAATACATCAATTTCTCCAAGTTTGACGGAGATGGGTTTTATGCCGGAAATGTATTTTGATACTTGCTCGGAGGAGTCTGCGTGAATTCCATAAAGAACAGTTACGTGCATTTCGTCTTCTCTGCCAAAACCAGCGTCTGTTTGACTTACGAATATATCTGAATCTTTAATTTTGTTTTTACCCCATTTAATTAAGTCGCTAGCCAATGGATCTGGAACATCTATATGTGTTGACGAATAGTCATATTTTATATTTTGCATTTCGAAGAACTTTCGGAATTGATGCCTCATAATGTATAAATGAAAAAAGCTCCGAAATTTCGGAGCTTTTTGCTGTAGTTAATTAAAGTAATTCTACATCATTCTAAATCGTCAGCCCAGATATTTTTATTATAACGCCATTGGTCTTTCCAAGCGGCCAAATTATCAGCGGAGATTTGTTGAGGTGTCGGTGGAATTCCTTGATCATCGTCATCATCAATCGGTATGTATTCGATTCTATCAGCGTAGCTTTGTGGAGGCGTTGATGCTTGTGTCGGTGGAATTTCTGCTCGTTGTTTTTTCCAATCTCCGAAATAATCCTTGGCTGCTGGTGGAGCCTGTGGTGGAGTTTGTGGTGGAGTTTGTGGTGGAGTTTGTGGTGGAGTTTGTGGTGGAGTTTGTGGTGGAGTTTGTGGTGGAGTTTGTGGTGGAGTTTGTGGTGGAGTTTGTGGTCCAAAAGCTGCATTTTGATCAAATTTTCCTTCGTCTTGTTGGATTTTAAGCTTTTCTGCGTAAGCATTTACTTTGTCCACAAATCCTTTGGCTAATTGATATCCTACAGAGTCTCTATTATTTTTGTATTTTTCTACCACTCCAGACATAGAGTCATTAAATGATTTTTTTATAGACTTCATTGCTTCCCCAACTTTAGCTTGTGAGTTTGCACTTAATGGTGGTCGTGGTGGTCGTGGTGCTTGAGGAGGAGATTGTGGTGTTTGAGGAGGAGATTGTGGTGTTTGAGGAGGAGATTGTGGTGTTTGAGGAGGAGATTGTGGTGTTTGAGGAGGAGATTGTCGTGTTGCACCGGGTTGTCCAGCTTGTTGTGGATTAAAGAAATTTCCAGCGTTTTTACCAAGTTGTGATCCAGCAAAACCTTGAGCCGCTCCCATAGCAGCCCCTCCAAGAGCTTGACCTGCGGCACCAACAGCTTGACCTGTAGGAGAATTTTTAACTCCATTCCACAAACCGCCCCAATCCCAAGAGCCGGGATTCCATCCTTCAATCAACTCTTGTTCGTTACAAGCTCCGCCATTAATAAAGAACGGTAGTCCATGTTCGATCCAGAATTGATCAAAAGTCATGCCAGATTCAATTATTGCTAAACACAGACGATCGTATTTTTGACCGAATTCAACAATTTCACGATCTTCTCTAAAGTTGTTAAAAGATTTGTACATGATTTCTCCATTTAATTTTCATTATCTATGATTTAATTTATCAATCTTGAAAAAGTTGATCTTTTGAATTCTCTTTTATTTTTGATGATTTGGTTTCAATTTCATCAATTTTAGATTGTTCTTTGTCGATCATTCCGTTTAGTTGATTTAAACTTTTTTGACAAGCTTCTAAACTCATAGCACCGAGTGGCACTCCTGATTGAACATTTCCCCACCAATTTTGAAATTGAGATTCAGAAGTTTTTATTTTTTGCATTTGCTCTTGTGAAACTTCATCAATTTTACGAATTGCTTTTCGAATATCTCTAGTTGCTTCAATAATCTTTTGGTTGTTTGGCATTGAAGATAAAGCTGATTCTAAAGCTTGTGATAAAAGAGATTTTGTCTTGTCTAGTTGTTTTGATTTTTTGCTCATGTGTTTCCTTTTGATGTTGATGAATTCTTTATTTTAGTGTTGTACCAACCAAATGAAAAACAAAATTGCCCAGCCAAATTCACGAATCAACTTATCATTGAATCTTGCATATTCAGATATTGAAGAAGGATTGATATTAAATCCGTCTTTAAGAAGATCGAAATCATCTGGGTCGATCCATTCATCTGGCGTAGCTTTAGCGAGTTCTCTCTTAATTTCATCATATATTTCTGCTTTGAACTTTTCTTTATACTCTTCTTCTGATTCTCCCGAACCAATTGGGAGTTGACGCATTCTGGCATCTCTGGCATACAATGCTAAACAAAGTGCCATAATTGCATCATCATGGAAACCTTTAGTTGCTTCAGCCCTTTTTGTCTGAGTGTTCCAAATGAATCCTTTTAGCTCTTTAACAAATCTACGACTACGAATAGCAATGCTTTCATTAATAAGTCTGGTTTGCATTGTTTCCAAGAATTTTGGTCGAGTGCTTCTACTTGTTTTTATTCCAACAGACAATGTTTTGCTATTTCCGCCTTGAGAACATTCAAACAGATTTTCATAGAAGAAATCGTGTTGAAGTTTGTCAAGAACTGTAAGACCAGCACTTTGAGATTCAACAATTATAAGAGCATTGTTATACATTCTGCCAATCATCGCTACAACTTGTGAAAAGTTGTGCGGAGGACATATGTTGCTATAGAATTCAGCAACTTGTTCACAAGTCACTGCATCGATTACTTCAAAACAACTATTGTCATTTTCTTCATCCATGCCTTCAGCGGCATCAACTCCAATTATGTATTCTCTGCCATCTATTGGCTCTCTCCAAATATGCAAAGCACCACGTTCCCATGTGTCAACGTCTGTAACTCTGTTTTCTCTTGCTTCATAATGATTGTTCCATTGCGGGAACAACATTTTTATTGGTTGAATTTCTTTAGCGATGAGATCCAAATTATTGATAATTGAATTTGGAATAAATGATTCACCAGATCCAAGAAAGTCACGAAGAACTTCTTGTCGCCAACCTTTTTCTCCAAGCTGTGCTCTTGTGGCTTTTACCCAATCTTCATCATCATAATCTGGGTGATCCCAATAATCTAATTCGATAATGTGAAAGTCATTTTGGTTCTTCTCTGCTCCAGCAAATATGTCATAATACCAGTTGCCAACACCATTAACTGTAGAAATACAAATACAGTGTCCACCGGTACTTATAGTTGGAAACATAGCTTTCCAATATTTGTCCATATTTGGAATAAACGCAGCTTCGTCAAGAATAAGATATGTGATAGATCGTCCACGAGCAGCTTCTGGTGTATAGAAGAATAATTTACATCCTGTATCTGAGAATAGCTTCTGATGGTCGTTATTTTTTTCCATTTCTGGCTTCATCCAAATTGGCAATTCGATTAACGCTCTTTTGACAATTTCGCCAGAAGCGATAGCTTCACGGTCAGACTTAGATAAAACCATGATTGTTTCATCTAACTTAAACAAACATCTCCATAAAGACCAAATTACAGTAACTGTAGTCAAACCACCTTGACGAAACTTGGACAATATGTTAAATCTATTATTCTCGTATTCTTGAATACAACGTCTTTGATATTTGTACATAACAAATGGCAACAATCCACGTTTAGGATGGGTAATTTTTACATACTTATGACACCAATATGTAAAAGACATTGCACACTTAACAAGTTCTTTTTGTTGTACTTCTGCTGGATATGCTTCGATGTCCTCAAACGGCTCCATCGGGTCAATATCAAGTTCGAATTTGTTGAATGAATAGTATTTCTTATCATATTCACGATCATAAAACTCTTTTAGAGTACGATATCGTTTCTTCCATTCAAAATCTATGTCTTCACGCATTTAAGATTTACCCCCTCTACTGTTTACCTACAGTAGTTATTAGGAAGAATTCAATTTTTTAAATTACTATGAAAGGACTCAATAAAAATTAGACATTTATTGTTAGTTTTATTGACTGTAAGTATAATTTCAAGAACTTCCATACACGCACGACCATGGGCATCCAGAAATGCCATTTCACAATTATCATCAACACGAGGAGAAACATGAAAAATAATCAACTGATATCTTTCTTGCAGAAAGATTTAGAAAATGAAAGAATGCACTGTTTGTTTTATCAACAGGCAGCAGCTACAGTTAGAGGACTTCATAGAGAAGAATTCCGAGAATTATTCTTAAAGGAAGCTGAAAGTGAACTTCATCACATTGATGAGTTTGCTACACTTATTGTACATCTTGGCGGAGTCCCAGATGTAAAAGTGGCAAGTCTTCCAAGTGACATGTCTCCATCTCCAGAGAATTTGTGTCGTCAGGCACATTTGATTGAGTCTTCTGTATCTGAAACTTACTCAAAGAGACTTGATGAAACAAATCAAGCAGGATGCGAATCTTCTTATGTCAATTTGTTTTATGAAGATCAATTGACAGATTCCAAAAAAGCTTCATTTGAGTTTAAACTTATGTGCGAAGGATAAAAATGACATTGAAAATTCCAGCAAAGGATAGGCGGATGCTTAATGAATGAAAATCATTGGCTGTTTCAAATGATTTGCCATAATGTATGAATTACAAATTTGGATTAGGAGATTCAATTGCCAACAGAACTTGAGTATAAAACAATGATTTCTTTAGAAATTGTTAATGATTTTGATCATCTGACTTTGCTTGAGATTTCAAAAAATTATTATGACATTAAGCAAGGATATTTGGACTCCGGCGATGGAATGACCACTAGAATTCGTTGTATAGACAATCAAAAATGGATTTTGACTTTCAAACAGAAAGTAGGAGATCGCATTATTGAGATTGAACAAGAATTAGATGATCGTGATGGTCAAGATTTATGGTCAATTTGCGTTAGAAAATTAAAGAAAAATCGTTATGTAATCGAAGATAATGGTATCAAATGGGAGCTTGATTTCTTCAAGAATGGGAACAATATTTACTTTGTTTTATTAGAAGTAGAATTGCCAGAAGGATCTAGTAGACCAAAAACAGTGCCAGACTTTATTAAAGAATATGTTCTTTATGAAGTGCCATTGACTGATTCTCAATTTTCGAATAGATTGTTGTCTGAAGTCGATTTCGCAACTGAAATTCACAAACAATATTTCTTTAAGAAGCATAAAATAAAATACTTGACGGAGACTTAAATGAAGAAGAAAAAAACTTACAATCTAGTGACACAAAAACCAGTTGCAAGGTTTTATTACAAAGGAAAGCACAGTCATCCTGTTCGCAGAACAGTCTTGATCATTGAAGATCGAGACAATATGATTGTCGGATATGAAATAAGAGAAGGTACAACAGTAAGAACTGTTGCAGAAACACTTGGCAATGTCAAGAGCTACCGAAAAGACAGAATCGCTAAATGGGGTGATTACAAACGTTTGAGAATGTCTTCAAAGACATTTATGAAAGATCCAAACGAGTCAACACTCGAAAGATCTGGAATTATGACAATGTTCACAGACGGAGCGTAATGCGTCATAACTGTTGTGCTGTCACAGCCCTTCGCATGATCATGCGAAGGGCTTAAAGTGGATTTAAAAATAAATATGGATATTTATAAAACAATAATGAATCATGGTTTTTTGATTTTCGAGTACAACGCAAAATTTGTACTCAACAAGATGCCAACGCCAACCAATCAAATGTCAATGTCTGGCGGACAAAATTGGGAGTTCAATTCTTTTGATGATGCGTTGGATACTGTCAAGAATATAATTAAATGGAAAGACCCATCAAATCTCACGCAGATAATATCATGGGAAGCAAGCATGATGTATCGTCACATTGGTCTTGGAGAAAAGTGTGTGGATCTTGGATATGTAGAGTCTACATCATTTGAAAAAGCTCTGTCAGAAGCTAGAAAATGTGCAGAGTTATATATTGCTAAGAATGATTTGGAGAAATCCATAAATGGATTTGACGTAAAGATTCGCCCATGTCGCAATCAGAAGTAACATACAGTAATTTCCTAACGTTTCAAAGACGAAAAACGCAAAGGTCGTGAGTGCGACTGAGTTAATGGCTTCTTTTGAAGGGACATCATCTCTTCAAATAGATCATTAATATCTAATTCATCGTCGTCTATAAAAAAATCAAGGCGTCCAATGGACGCCTTGATTTTGACTTCATAGGACGGAAAGTTGTACAACTTGTATTTTGTCCAAATTTTCCACCTACTTTTTACATTATAAAAAACATATATCCGAAGAATACTATTTGCGCCAATAGAATGACTGCAATCACAATGTTAACAGTCGAGTCGCCTTTTTTATTCTCTGCTACGTTGTTTTCAACTACTGATTGTGCTCTGAAAATTGGTTGAAAATTTTGTGGTGATTCTTCTCTTTGATGGATAGGCTCCATATTTTCCATCAAAGCAGAGACGCCAGCCACGACACTGTCTGCAACCATCTTTCCAATTTCTTCTTTTCGAATATAGTCTCCATCGACTATTTTCGCATGGTCTGCTATTCCGATTCTTTCAACGACTTTGAGTGGCACTTCAGATTCGGTTGAACGAACCTCAACATGTGCAACTTCTCCATCTTTAATTGTTTCATGTGTTTCTTTTGATACAACATTTCTGAATTCACGATGAATTCTTTTTTCTAGCTTTAGGGGACGCTTTTCTTCGGCGAAGATTTCAACTACTTCGTTGCCCTCTTCATCTACAGAAACGTGCCTTTCAGCATGGCGACCATCGTCAAGAGTCATTTTATTAACTCTAATTTCTTCGTGGTCGTCTGAGCAGCAGTGCTTTTTTGACATAATTCCCCTCCCGTTGGTAAAACCGAGATGATCAACTTGATCAACTTGATTCTTACTCGTATCTATGATTAAGAATTGTTTTTTTTAATCAATGTAGTTTCAGAAAAAGTTAATATGTTTTAAATTATTAAACGCCCCAACGCATTTTAAGACGGTTCCAAAAAGAAGCTTTTTTGCGATCTACTGCATCAGATAATTCTGCATATTCTTGATCTTTGATGTTTTTGTATTTTTCTTTCGCATTTTTGTATAGACGAAAAATTATTTCTTCCCATTCTGGGAATGGGCCATAAGCATTTAATTCTCCTGCGACTTCTCTGTAGACTTCATATCCTTTGTAATGAACTCTCAATATATGTTCATGACGCATGTATTGAATCTCAATATGGATTCCACGACTTAATCCATCAAAAACATATCCTAAAAAATTTGGATTTTCTTCATGTACAACTCCAGCCCCACTTTCATTGTGACCAATTTGATCACGCCAAGCTACAGGTCCATCTTGTCCGCTAACTGTTTGTTCATATTCTACATCAACAAAATCATCATATGGATTTTCCAAGTAATTTGTATCAACATATGTTCCGCCTTCTGACATAATCGGACTTCCCAATGCTCGAACAATAATGCCAATTTTACCTGATGGTCCCATCAAGTTTTTTTTAGTAGCTTCAATTGTTCTTCTCTCTCTGATAATTTTTTCTTTTTGCGACAAACTACTCATCTCATACCTCAAGTGTTAAGAATATATACAGTTGAAGGAACACTTAACCTTCGGGGGTAAAATGAAATTTATTGACAACGTCAAGAAGTTTTTTGGTTTTTTAAATTCAGAAGCCAAAGGAGCTATTGTGTTAAGAAGAAGACCGGGTGCTCCTCGTCCTCGTCCTCAACCACAAGAGAAACCTCGTTTAATTGTTACAGATAAACCAATTGAGTACATTCTTAATGATCCTGAAACACGAAATCTTATTTCATTTGTTCCAGTGCCAACGGTAGCACCAACTCCTAATTTTTCAGTTCAAAATTACAAAGGCGGCGGATTTCCTTTAGAAAGTTTCGAAGGACAGGCAGCGGGCGTCGTTGTAACATTATCTCATACAATTGAATTTCTTAACAAATATACTGATAAGCCTTGCAGAAAATGGGCAGCAACTTCGATACTTTCTGTGCTTCCAAGAGCAGGAAGTGATTTAAATGCGTATTACGATCGAAGACACCTGAAGTTCTTTTCTTTTACACATGAAAGAACGGGAACAATGCACACATGCGAGTCAGCAGATATTGTTTCACACGAACTTGGACATGCTGTTTTGGACTTCTATCGTCCAGATATGTGGAGTGCAGCATTTCTTGAAGTAGCTGCTTTTCATGAAGCATTTGGAGACTTTGTAGCGATGATGAAAAGTTTGTCTCATGACGAAGTATCATCTTATGCTTTATCTCAGACTGGTGGAGATTTTACAAAAGAAAATGTTGTATCAAATCTTGCAGAGCAAATGGGAAAGGTTATTTACAGTATTTCTGGACCAAATAGCGGAAAAAATCCAAATTGTTTGCGTTGTGCAATTAACAATTTTAAATATGTCAATCCGGGAACTCTTCCTGAAGATGCCCCAGATAATCAATTGGCTGCTGAATGTCATAGTTTTGCCAGAATATTTGTTGGCGCATTTTATGATATATTCGTAATGATTTACAATGATGTAAAATTTACTGGCGTTTCAGAAATTAAATCTGTTCATCAAGCTCGTGATACAATTTTAAGATACGTTATGAAGGCTATTCAATTTGCTCCTTTGAATGCAAACTTCTTTGAATCTATGTCAAGAACAATTTTATGGGCAGATGTTACATTAAATGACTGGAAATATCATGATCGAATTCAAAATATATTTTTTCATAGGAATATGTTGACTCCTCAAGTAAAAATGCTGTCTGCTCCATCTTGTAATAATGAAGATGGAATCGTAAGTATTCAAAGTTCCAAGTGTATCAAACTTGGAGATCACTTGATAAGAATTCAATCAGAGGTTGAAAATCCTTTATATGATGTAGAAGTTGAAATTCCACAAAGTCAGGCATATTTGTATGACAATGAAAAGAATTTTGTTGATAGCATAATGGTGTCTGAAGATGAATCTCTGAGCGGTGCTCAAGATATGATTTCATATTTATACAAAACAAAATCTGTAAGTGACGATCCAATGACTCCATTTGAAGTTAAAGAAGGAAAACTTGTAAGAACACATTTTATTTAAGGAGGAATTATGTGCTGTAGTAGAAATCTATCGACAGAAGCACCAGAATATAATAAGAGATCAAAGCCAGAAAGCAACAATGGATGTTGCAATGGCGGATTAGATAGTTGCGACTATCCATCTAAGGCTCGTAAAGGATCTCCTTTATGGGAGTGGGAACAAATTCATGGTCGTTTAATTGGAAAATTTACAGAAGAAACTGGTCCAGATGGAAGGATACGCACAATTTATGTAAAAATAATTTGCCCAGAAGTAAAAAAAAGAAAAAGCAAAGGCTGCTGTTCTTTAAGTTATCGTGCAATACGTTGATTTTTAGCATAGACACTAATCTTGATTTCTGTAATAATCTTTGAATGTCGCCTGCAAAAATGGTGGTAGCGTTCTATTAATATCACTGCCACCATTATGCTTTAATGGCATCAAGTTCTTACACCGTTAAGAGGAGGAATGAAAAATGACGAGACGATTAACCGAGAGTGACAGCCTCCCCGATTGGATGGAGGATGTTTATGGGTCGAGAGGTCCATCCAGTGTTGAGCTTTTCGACGATGAAGATGATTTAGAAACAGACATCGACGAGGAATACGGGGAAGACGAGGAAGACGAGGAAGACGACTTGGACGATGAAGACGATGACGACGATTGGGACGACGACGATGACGATGACGATGACGACGACGACGATGACGATGACGACGATGACGATGACGACAAAGACTTCAACTTCGGGGAAATTGACGACGAACTAGATGTTTTAGACGACGACGACGACGAAGACGAAGACGACGACGACGACGACAATGTTTTCGACGATAATTATTAGTCGCCATGATAAAAATAGTCGGTCTTACAAGCCGACTATTTTTATTTTCTTTTCATTCTTTTGCGATGTGCCGGATCAAGATACTTATCCGTTGGCGATTTTTCAAATTTTGGAGGATAATTTCCAATCTGAGGCAGTGCTCCGGCTGATCCTTTATTCGCCAAATACATTCTGGCTAAATCAAAAGGAGCCGAATCTGGACCCCCTCCGGGACCAGCTAAATTTTCTTGAATCCATAATTTGAATCTCATTATACTCTATATAGACTATGAGCAATTGGAACGGCATTCTTACAATCATAGAAATTGAACATAGAGATTCTAAAGGCAATCTTCTATGGAAAAAAAATAACATTAATAACATTCTCCATCAAGAAGGAGAAAGATTTTTGTTGATGGCAGCATTTACAGGCGGACAATCCAATACAATTATCCCAGAATATTATCACTTGGGACTTGATAACAGAAGTGTTGTTGAAGCCGATAATACTTTAGATAGTTTAATCGGAGAGCCTTCTTCTGGAGGCTATGAAAGACAATCTATCAGTTCTTCGGGAATTTTCTCAGTCAACTTAGAAGGCTCACATTATGTTGCCACAAGTCCAATTGTTGCATTCCGAGCTACGGTTGGTGACTGGGGACCAGTAACCAATTTATTTTTAACAACAACTAATGACGATACAGGAATATTAATTTCAACAGCTATTCTTGGCACTGCTGTATCTTTGTTGTCTGGAGACAATGTAACAATGAGAATTGGAATGCGTCTTAGAGACTGTTCTTAAATTAAACTTTTTGTCAATTCTTCAATTTCTACCATGTTGATAAAATGAATGACATTAATTGTTTCATTTTCAATTTTGTTGTGCTCTCTAAAACTAAGATGCTTAGAGCCTCCGTCAATTGTATCTAATAAATTATTTGAATTGACAGCTTTATCGCATTTTGAATAATGGTTTTTAAGATTGTCTGGATTATTCAAATTTAGATCTCTCCATTCTTCGTCTGTTAGATTTGGTAAATTACCTTGTCTGTTTGGCAATGTAATCTCATATCCATCTTTAACAATTTGAATCTGTTCATCGGTTTTTGGATTTTTTAAGTAATACTTACAGAATAATTCTTTTGCCGGTTCAGAAGTGGCTCTTTGATTTGAAACCCATACTGGAACATATAATCCGACCACAACAAGATCTATTCCATCGTGTAGGGCATATCTTTGGTCTCTGGTCAACCACACATTGTGATGAATCGCTAGGCTTAACATCTTAACACTCCATATATACTATCGTCATTTTAGCATGTTTTATGGAGTGAATCAATATGCTTCAAAGAATTATTGTTTGTATATCTGTATTTTTTATCTTTTTTGCAATTGGAATATCTGTAAAAGGTATCCGTAATTATCAAACATCTAATTTAATTGAAAACATGCCTTTGGTTCATAATGACGATGATCCTTACGCATATTTGGCAAAAGGATATTTCCCTATAGAACAAAGAGGGGATGAATATAAGAAATGGTTAGCCGCTGGGGTAAAAATAAATGTTTCTGGAGCCTCTGGATCAGGAACAATAATTTATTACAGCGAAGTTGATGGATATGCTTACATTCAGTCTTGTGGTCATTTGTGGGACGGAAATATGACGGCTGAAGAAGGTAAATCCCAGATGATGACCTGTAAAATAACAACATGGTATCATAACAGCAATAAATTAACCTCTCCAAAAACCTATTCAGCAGATGTTATTTACTATAGCAATAGTGAAGGAAGAGATTGCAGCTTGTTGAGATTCAAGCCCGATTGGATTCCAGAATACTACCCTATTGCACCAGAAGATTTTGAGTTTCCTGAAAACACAAGATTCCACTCTATTGGATGTGATAGTGGCGGAGAGATTGCTCATTATGATGTAAGATATGTTGGTATGCGTGGAGATACATGGCCAGATCTGATTACAACAGAAAACAGCCCTCGACCGGGACGTTCCGGTGGAGGGCTGCTAAGTGATAGCTTCTATGTCGGAATTTGTTGGGGAACATCTGCATTTGATGGCGGTGGAAATGGGTTCTTTACACCGCTCAAAACTATTCGTGTCTACAATAAAATGAATGGTTTTGGCTGGTTGAATGAAGTTGGATATAGCCTTGCAAGACAAATTCCAATTATAGATCGAAACAATCCACAAAATAAATACCCCAAAGATTACATTCCTTTGCCAAACAATTAGTTTTCATGTAAAAGCTTGTGTTCGGACCAAGGATCATCCGAATGACCAAGATCAACCAGTTCTCCGCTCCAACTTGCCTGTTCGGCAGTCTGTGGAGAATAAAATGGACATATCGTGGCATAATCACAATTTTTACAATGCCATCCAACCTTACCCCATACCTTGTCTGGATCTGAATTCTCGATATGGATGAAAGCATTCTTTAAGTCTTGTTCTACCTGCAACAAAGATTCTTCGCTATATTGGCAGGCAATCAAATTTTCGCCTTCTAAATAGTACAAAGCAGCCTTTATGTTTTCTGCTTTGATGCCGAATTCCCTTTGAACTACTCGTGAATAACAACGAAGTTGCAGATCTTCCTTGACAGTTTCTTTGTCTACTCGAAACTTACCTTTTTTAGTTGTTTTATAGTCAATGATGAAAGCTTTGTCATCTTTAATGATCAAACGGTCAACAAATCCAGTAACATGTCTGCCGTTCGGCGGATCAAGATCATATCGAAATTTCCATTCCACAAAACCCGTTGTTCCAATCCTATCTGTAAGATTCTGAATTGCCTTTAGATGCTTCTGAAACTTTTTGTGATATTCTTCCGGCAAACTTGTAGGGCAGGTTTTTCCTTCTTCAAATGGATATTTTCCACGAAGAACATCTTTGGCGATTTCTCCAATTGGAATCTCTCCACGATTTTCAACATAAATTTCTGAAATCTTGTGAACGATAGTTCCATAAACAAAGTAAAATGGTTCTTCTCCCGGACGAGGAAGCTTAAGATGATAACGATACTTGTACTGTTGCGTGCATGTGTCAAAACACTTCTTTCGACTCACTGAAATGTGATTGAT